CTCTGTATGAGGACGACGACTGTCACATTGAACAGTCCTGATAAGACACTTGGAACGTCCACGTGGTCTGAAGTGGTATCCAGATGAATAGAAGAAACCCTTTTTAGTCGTGGAGCGTTTGATACCAGCTCCGACTCCTTTATAAGGTAACTTCTCAATGACAGCGGCCAACCACGGAGCTTCCTCCGGTGGTGGTCTTTCTTCTACTTCGTACGAAGGAAGGGGTCCTGACCCTATCTGCCACAGATTAGGGTCCATTGTCATGATCTTCCCAGCTAGGCACTGCTGGGCGATGGTTATATTATTAATCCATCCTAGGGGTAAATCGACACCCATCCCACCGAGTTCGATAGGAATGAATAGATTTCTTCCACGGCATTCATCAGCAATTTCGGCTGAATGAAGTGATATGTACTGCTTCAGTATGTCACATTGTTTGCCTGGTTTAGCCCCATTGACCACCTCGTTCACGACGGATGTCATGAGTCGAGGATTTAAGTCTTCATCGGTTTTACCTTGTACTTTCCCTTTTCCAAAAAAGAGGCCAGTATTCAGATACGGCACACACTTGGGTGTAGCTGTCGGATCCACAAGATTGTAATGGAAACAAGTCGAGTTTATATTGAAAATGATCGGATGCCAATAGGCCTTTCCGACGGACATCTCAAGTCCACACGCTCCTGCATGCTTAGCGAAGGTATCATATACGCTTCTTCTACATGCAAATCCATTATCATCACCATTGATCAGTGCTCCTTTGAGACGAGCATACCAATCTCTGGGGTCCGTTTCGGACGTTGCCGCAAGAGTCACTCCCGCATTGGCTAGGCACAAGACCAGAAAAGAGACGATGGAGCCCATAAGCTGGCCATTCGCCTGTTGAATCGGATCAAGTTCGACACCGTCCACTTTCGGATATTCGCAAAAGTGTGGAGCGAGACACTGCATCAGTAAGTCTTTCCACCACTCTGGGAACTCCTTAGTTAGAATATCCATGATTTCACTTGAAAGCGAAGCAGACAGGTTATCTGTCGCCGCTGCGAAATCAATAGATGCCCAACCAAGTGGACCATCACCGCCAAGGACTGAATTTGTCTTAAGATCAAACAAATCAGTAGGGCAAAGCTTACGCCCAATCAATCTAAAGAAAGGATAGTTTCTCATAATACCATGTAACTTCTTTTGGAAAAGTTTAGCAAGATAGTACGGAGCAGCATTTCCTTTGCTTATGACTCTGACTTTCAATGGTTCAAGTACAGCTTGGATCGTAGCTTTCAAAGCTCCTTGCGACAAGTCTGAATCAGCTTGCGCAACGCATGCATCTGCCCATTCCGCTTCACCAGCTGGAAACTGGCTAACAGTTGCAAATGCGAAAGGCCTGACACTCTTGTCAGCGCACATTGGCAGACATTCAGTTCTGTCTGGGGTAGGCACAGAGAATTCCTCTCTGTCCTCCACTTTCTGACCATTCAGAAGATCGGAGTGGAGCAGTTCTTTAATCGCTCCCATCTGACCCCCTTTGGCCCTAGACGCTTCGTAACATGCACGTAGTGACGCGACATGTTTCGCTTCCTCGCAATCGACGCTTTCGTCAAAATTGTTCCAATCTGTGGTTCGATAGGACTTCAGAAGCTTACGATTGAGCTCCCTCAAAAGAGGTTTGAGCTCGGCCATTACCCGATCACGCTCCTTGGCAGTGATAGGGTCTGGTTTTCCCATAGCAACTCTATGTTTCTGATAAGTTCGCAGAATCATATCGTCGCTTAGTGTTTCGGCGCATCGCTTTGCCTGAAACCATGAATACCAGAGGTGAGTATTATTGGTACATACCACCATCCTCGAACGAATCCACGCTTTCCAACAGCCGGTCGCAGCATATGTGACATCAGGGTTGGGTGGAGGTTCGTTCCGAGTGTAAATAGCCATGTAGAGACTTAGTAAATACTTAGATCTCGACACAAAAGTAGGCTCATCACACGATGTGAGATACTGGCGAAATTGGCAATTCGCACTTTTCAGCACATCTGGAGGGACACGATG